TATGTAAGGTCTTGTTCCCCAGGGATCATCAAAGATCATTTTTTGCATAGTAGGCTTCCATCTATTTTCAGGACTCTTAAAGCCAAGAGAATAATCAGTTAATACCTTTCCTTCTTCGTCTCTTAAATTTTCTCCTGAAAACATAAGATCTGGATTTTCTGTAACCTTTTTATAATATTTTTGCCCTAACTCACTTTCATAAAACTTATCAACCTTACCGATACGATTACTCTTCCAGAATCCTATGTTTGATAATGACTTTAATTCTCCACCACCAGGAGTATTTTGTAATGGAACTATTTTTTGCATAGGTGTTGAGAATATCTTATTAGATTCTTTTTCGGGTTCCTTTTTCGTTCCTGATGCTCTTCCGGAACTTTGACCTATAGGTGTAGTCTTTACATCTCTTTCATAGATCACATTCTCTTTTTGATATGGTTTGGTATATGGCATTATATCTTCAGGGGTGAGCTCAGAGACATGTTTTCCAGCAAGCTTTGCAAAATATCTTGCCTCAGGACCCTGTGATGATATGATATCTGCAACGGCTTTTTCTGTTGCCGGTCTCATCATCTCCTCGTTCCTTGATTGTATTGTCTCCTGCTGAGTATAGTTTACATTAACAGGATTACCTTCAGAATCAACTACCGGTTTTCCGGTATTCTTATCTATGAATGGCATCTGATAACCTTCAAGATCCTTAGTGTCTACTTGTGCAGGAATATTTTTATATATATCTGTAAAATACCCTCGAAGATCAAGAAGAGGATCATATGGGCTATACTGATCTCCTGACTTATATTGTCTATATTGTCCTGTATTAGGATCTACATTAGGATTAATCATGCCGGGTTTAGACTGAAGGATCATTTTCTTGTGAAGCTCACTATCCTGGTAGTCTTTCATTACAAGTTGAACATCAGGATCTCCATGAAAGTCTGCATTAATCCTTGTCAGTTCTCTCATTGCCGGTACAGAATATGTCGAATCACCATGTTTCTGCTGCCATGATTGTATTCTTTGCTTGTATCTATCTTTTACCTCTTGAGCAAGACCCTCGGAACTCAATCCACCAACTACAGATCTGGATAATGCATCAATTTCACCAGCTGCTGCATCTGTCTTTTCAGCACGTTGTATCTTATCCTGTTCGAATCCTATTATTGATTCCCATGGAGTCTTATCCTCTACAAACTGAGAAGTATATTCAGGAAGACTTGGATTATAAAACCGATTTATACCCATTAGAGTAAATATTAATATTTCCTGTATCTGCGTTTCCCTAATAATGCTGTAGTTTTTCTTCTGAGATTACCTCCAAACCTGCCAGTAAAACTATTTCTCGGATTAAGATCTTCTTCATTCTCATCAAGATTGAATAGATCAAATTTTGAGTCTTCAGGAGTAACAAATGAACTTTTGTCTTTATTTCCCCAATATGCATCAATCATTTGTTTTTTTAGACCTATCATCTGATTCTGATAATCTTCCTGTGCAGTCATCATCTTGTCATCCCTTGATTTCTGCCCTATCTGAGTAAATAGTTGATTCGTATTAGCATCTATTGCAGTCTTTCTTGCTCCCCTGTTAGCCGCGTTAGCTTCTGCCTCCTGCATTCCTACCTGGGTGTTAAACATACTTAACCTGGATCTGTTTTGTGAATCCATCATTGAGGCCCTGTTCTGTGTTTCTGCATTCTGTGCCTGTATCTGACCTGTATAACTACCTATTGCTTCGGCTTCTGATGCTGCAATGTTAGACAGGTTATTCATGTATCCTCTTGGGTTTAATCTGCGTAATCGTTCCCGGGAAGATCCGAATGATCTCTTTATGTTCTGTATTCCTGCTTCAGAACTTATAGGAGCCACTTGTGTCGGTGTAAATGATGCCTGTTGATAGTCTACCTTCTCAGGTCTGCGTAACAGGTTTGTTGCCATTCCTATTCCACTACCAATGATAGGTGCGTTACCAGGATCATCAAGAAATGATTTAAGGTTTAATCCATCTTTACCATATCCTATTGCTCCAAAATATCTTCTTTGTGTAATATCATAGATCTGGCTTAATTCATCACTCATNTCTTCAAATGGAAGTTGTGATACTTTTCTTGTTTCATCATTCCACTGATCACCGGTACGTTTTTCGAAACGCTTATCGCGCTTCTTTACAACATCAGCAACACTTTTGCCAATATCTACCCTTTTAAATGGTACATTACCTCCGTATCTTTTCATAATAGCGGGTGTTACTTTAATCTTATCTGAGTGAACGATATCTCCTGTCCGGGATTCTCCATCCTCTACCTGTACTCCAATAGGAAGGTTAATACCTCCCTGGTTATGCTGTTCTCCAATATAATCTGTTCTTTTTGATAGTTTTTTAAGGTTCATTCCACCAGCAGCAACTACATTATCATACTGCTGAACTCCTCTTGATACTGCAGGTTTATATACTTCTGATATCTCATTCTCATCACTGGCTGGTTGACCAATAGATCCAAGAGCCCCTGCAGCACCTGAAGTCATAAGACTTGCTCCTATGGGCGCTCCGATACCTGTTGCTGTCATGGCTGCTCCTACACCTATCTTGGCAAGGTTCCCTGCATTATCCTTGAGCCATCCACCTACTGAATACTGAGGTACATCTGTATCTGCCATAAAAGGATTATAGTTGTCAGGATCAAAACCTTGTTTCTTAAGAAGTTTTGCTGTCTTCTTTTTTTCTCCAAGATAGTAACCGGAAAAATTCTTATTAATGTTTGCAGCTTGTGGTATACTTTCCATGTTCCAGAGGCGATATCCTTCAGGTCCTCCCATTGTCCAGTCGGTACCTTTATCCTTACTCATCATGCTTGCTCTTTGAGATGCCGGCATCCTGAGCCATACCGATTCAGGAATACTATCTCTGCCAGATCCCATCAATCCTTTTTTTGCAAGAACAGGATATATTTCTTTAGCTGTATGTGATCTCCATAGGTTATTATTAACTACATCTTTTGGCAGATCTCCAAGTGGACCGCCCAATTCTAATTTTTTAAAATGTCTTTTAGCCATCCTGGCAAAATTAGCCATCTGTCTTACATGAGGATCTTTAGATCTCAATGCTTCTGCAGTTGTTTTACCGGTTCTCTTTTTATACGCTGTAAAACGACCTTTATGTGATGCCTTGATTTTTATTGCCATGGCTTTTATTTTTGAGTGACTTTATTAGCAATCGATTCAGCCGGTACCATATACAAAGATACAAGATCGTGAAGAACTATCGTATGATGATTAGTATCATTTACAAAAGTAAACTTTACTTTGATATAGGTATCTCTTAATCTTGCATTATCACCAGCATTTCTTCCTGCATCAATCCTCCATGTTCTCAGTAGTCTCCTACAGTTGGAAGAATTAATAGGAATAACACCAGTATCCTGATAATCATTTCGTACCTGTATCTTATCTATCGTTCTTGTATGTATAGGAATTCCCATGATTATAATGTTTTACATAGTCGAATATTAAAGCAGTCAACAATATCCCTTGCTTCATATGTTATTGCAGCATATGAATGATAGAATGTTATTGTCATATCAGAATCAGAGCACCAGTATGATCCTTTTAATCCGAGCTCAGAGAATGTATTATATCCGACAAAAACACTTCCTCCGGGTAATGCTGTATATCCACTTGAATTTGTTGCTCCGGTATTAGGACTTGTCCAATGAGCAGTACCAACTTCTTTCATTGCTCCTCCGGCTAATGACGATCCACCAAGAGCAGCAACAAGAGCCATCCAGTCTGCTATAGTAGGAACTCTCCATCCTGTCTCCAGGGCACCACTACGTGTAAGATAAGCTATGTTATTCGCGCTTTGAGCTGCATAACCATTATAGTAACGTCCATATGTAGATAACTGATCTGTAATAGGAGTAAAGTCAGCTATATAAGGAATGATAGCATTCTGAAGTGTATTATAACTAAGAGCTGATGCTATTATTGATCCTCCATTGACAAACTTGGTTCCTTTAAAGTTTTGTATTATCCATCTTCTGCCGGCAACATCAATAGTATCATACTCATATCCTGCATTATCTGTAAGCGGTCCTGTTATTGGTGGTGTTGCTGTAGTAAATGTGAGATTTTCTCCATAGCCAACAAGTGCTACACTATTAACGGCATATGCTCTTATATAGTGTGTTGTCCCATTGGGAAGATTATCAATAAGTTTATAGAATGATCCTATACCACTACCTGAAGAATAGTTTTGTACCGTTGGATCTGGAGATGTACCTACGCAGAATCCACGTCCTGTAATTGTAAGTCCACTGCCTCCTGCATATATTACATTACCATTAGCTCCTGCTTCAGTATATCCTATACCTGTTATTGAATCAGTTGTAACTGTAGGTGCTACATTCTCATTCATTACTATAGTTATAGGAGCGCCATATCCATCACCCTTGCTATTTGTGGCATAGGCTGCTGCATAATATGTTTCTCCAGGGGTAAGACTACTTCGGGTTACACTATATGATCCTGTTCCTGAATCACCATCATCATATTTAGGATTATTATATGCGACAGGATCCGTACCAAAGAAGAATCCTTTTTCTGTAATTGCCACTCCTCCATCAGATGTTGCATTACCATTAAGGACAACACTTACTGTAGTAAGACCGGAATATGCATTCGTTACAACAGTGGGCACATAATAAGCTATTGTTGTAAAGCTTATCTCATTACTATAAGTTATATCTACAGAGTTTTGCGCGTATGCCCTAACATAGTACGTGATACCATCACTACCACTATTCATTATATGTGAAAATTCTGTAATACAATCATTATAACTATCAGCTACAGTAGGAGAGCCAGATGTGTTCCAACAGAAACCGAATCTTGTTATGGCAGCACCACCTGTACTTAATAATATAGCACTTAACGTAGCACCAATTGCGGTTATTGATGTTGCATTATATTGACTTAATACAGGAGCCGTCTGGGTTTTTGAACTGAATATCTTCTCATCTCCATATGATGTTCCTGCACCATTAGTTGCATAAGCACGAACATAATATAATGTTCCAGGACTAAGAGAAGTAATAGAACTTACAAAAGTGCCTATTCCAGAACCATCGATAGTCTTTGAATCACTTGTTGTAGGTCCTGAACTTGTCTTCCAACAAACACCCCTGGCAGTAACAGGATCGCCACCATCACTTGTGATCGTTCCACCACATGTAGCCGTAGTATAATCTATAGATGTTACATCAGCAGTTGACACGTTAGGGGGAGATACATTTATTGTCGTGAATGACTTTCTCACTCCATATGCTGTACCTACACTATTCATTGCATAGGCCATAACATGATATCCCCTTCCTGATAATAATCCTGTAAGAGCTATATCAAAAGATCCAAGACCCGTTCCAGTGTCTGCTACTTTTACTCCATCCGCAACAGGATCAGAATAGTCATCTATACAGTAATATATTCCTCGTTCATATACTGTAGATCCATTCCCGGAAAGAACATTTCCTCCTGCAGTAGCTGTTGATGATCCAAAGACTGTTATCTCATTTGTCTCAACAGAAGCTGTAGTATATACTGTAGTTGTCCTGGCCCAGTTGGTTCCATATGATACACCTTCACTATTGACTGCATAGGCTCTCATGTAATATGTAGTACCCTGAGAAAGCCCGGTAATATCAACACTGAATGTTCCTTCTCCTGTACCTGAATCAATATGATCTCCTGCTATCGTAGGATTAGTAGATGTTCCATAAGCAATACCTCTTTGTGTTACTCCCCCAAGAGCATTGCCATCATGAGTAACATTCCCTCCTGCTCTTATAGACACATGACTCAATACAGTAGGTTCCGTTGTCAATACCGTAGCATAATCAAGATCGAGAGTAGAAAATCCTCTTGATGTTGCACTATAACCTGTACCTTTCTTATTTATCGCATAAGCCCTCACATAATACTGAGTGTTGTCAGTAAGACCTTCCATATCTGCTGAAAACGAATCGGATCCAGTTCCAGCTGTAACAATATCATCAGCTGTTGTAGGTGGATCAACTAAACTGTAACACAATCCTTTCTCAGTGATTTCCGCACCACCATCATTTGTTATTACACCACCACTTCTTGCAGATGATATTCCTATCTGATCAACAGCATTTGTAGTAAGAGTAGGAACGAATAGATTTGTTGTATTAAAACTTTTCTCATCACTATAAACGGGTGTTGCACTAAGACTATTTATCGCGAATGCTCTCACGTAATATTGAGTTGTATCTGTTAACCCGGTAATTGTATATTCAACAACACCTTCAACTCCTGTAAGTATTGTATAGTTATCATCGAGTATAGTAGGATTAGGAGATGTAGACCAACACAATCCGCATGTCAATGGACTGTCTCCTCCGTCTTCAACCAGGGTCCATCCTGTAGTGGCTTCCTCTTCTCCTATATTACTTATAGCGGTAAGAAGTATTACCGGGGGGATTGTAGTTTTATGTATCTTATTGGATCCGTAACCGGTGCCTACGCTATTTGTAGCATATGCTCTGACATAATAAGTATTTGCAGGAAGAAGTCCTGTTACCGTGCTTGCATAATCAGCAGACCCGGTACCATCAGAAGTATGACTATTAACATCAATAGTGGGATCGGCAGTAGGACCATAACAAACTCCTTTGGCTATTATAGGAATTCCTCCATTAGAGATTATATCCCCACCACTTACACATCCCGTTGATGTAGGAGTAGTTATATCTTCAGTTTCCAATGATGGAGCATTTATATTACTAACGAGTTCAGGAAGATCTGCCAGGTATACTTCAGATGATATCTCAAAATTGGTAAATGTTGCTACAATGTTTGGCATTGGATTGACAATCACCTCGACAAAACTATCAAAGTACTTACCAAAATATTGTCCCGGATAACCATAATCTTCTTTATAAAGATGCTTACTATATGCTGAGAACAATTTATTATCGTATATCATATAAAAATATGCCAGGGTATCAGCAAAACCGGTGAATGCATCAATAACCTCATTGAAGATAAGAGCTATACCGGCATCAGCATGATTCTTAATGATGAACCAGATCTCATTATACATGGGATTAAAGACCATGAAGAACCCTGTATTATTAAGATTTAGACTCATGATATTATCTGAATTGGAATATACATCGGATATACCATTGAGATATGAGTTTATACCTCTTATGGTAGATATATTCTCAAGGTTATTAAGGAACCTGTTTATCGTTCTTCGCTTATGATCATACCAGTAAATGCCATTGATACTTTCAGCAATAGAAAATTTTGTACTTAATCCAATTTTAGTAGATATATAATCATATCTCTGCAGGATCTCGCCCTGTCCGAGTGTTGTACTCTTACCTTCTGTATCAGATATTACAGATCTATCCATGACACTTAATGAACCAACAGCATTATCCTGAAAGAATAACAGGTAGTTTTTCCATGCAGCGAGTTTATTAACTGGTCCAAAGGTTTTATTAACAATTATAGATTCATTTGAAAGCCATTGAGTCCAGGGATCTATTGTCTCTCTTCCCTCTTTCATATTGGAAGCCATGACAAGACAGTCGTTATAATATTCCGGATTATAGTCAAATGGCGCCGGAAGAAACTTCTTAGCATCAGCAGTACGTTTATATACTGTATTCTCGAGATAAAGATCTGTCCAGTTATTAAGATATGTTATTCCATCGGCATTGCTTATTGTCTCTGTGAACTCTGCATTTCCTTTCTCTCTTATCCAGTATGCTGTAGGAACATTATCAAAGATCCTGTGCCAGCAGTCATCGAGTCTGTATGCAAGGTTTACACTCGTCTCACATGGAAACATTACCACTGATGCAAATGTATCAACAGAAGCAATGCCTGATGCCTTTTGGTACCATTCATTATAGTAACTTGTAAGATGATCAGTGTAGGCAATGTAAGTATCTCCCTGGTTAAAATAAGCCGTGGCATTACCAGTACTGACAGCAACAATATCTCCAGCTGCTATATATTCATTCTTTGTCCGATCCTCATAGGAATGACCACCATATTGAGAACCATAAAGATTAGTCCTGTAATTGGCAATCATATATTTATCAGCAGCTATTATTCCCGATACATCAAGAGCAGTTCCTAACTTAATAAGAAGTGATGTTCCAAGATTACCAAGCTTACGGACTCCTGACGGCGCTGTCCATCCGGATATAGGAATAAAATTAGGGATATCCCCAAATGAAGTACTTATTGCTTCTACATCTGGCGTGACTGCTGCATTCTGCATCCTTGATTCCTGTACTGCATACCACTTACCAAGAGCAAGGGAAACAGGAGTATGATACTTTAGTGCTTCATGTTGTGTGCCATATGCATTATTTACTCCGGTACAAGTACCAATGAGTTGAAGAAAATCATTCGAACTCTGCGTAAAGTTTTTATAGAATGATATCTCCGGTGAGAACATCACGAGATGTTTCTTTGGTATGGCAGCAAGGCCACTATATGCACTTGTACTTGAATATGATGGCTTGCCTACTATCCACTCAGAACCATTATAAGGATATATCCAGCTTAAGTTTCCCTGTAGTTTAACAGTCTTATTGTCATCAGTGCGCTTTACATATACTATCTGGACATATTTTACTTCAGTAGGAAGATTTGTAAGGGTGAATACAATCTCTATGGGCCATGAATTTGTTGCTCCAAGACTTGTATAAGAAGATCCTGTCTTACCGCTTACATCAGTTCCGTGCTCGGGAGTTCGTATATCTCCTATCCACTTAACAGGACTCGGACGACCCTTGTCATCAAAACCAACACAACCGACCCTGTATATCTCTCCTCTGGTAAGTGTTCTTATAGACTGGTTGAATACCGGGCTTTCCGGACCATTATAATAATTAGGCACTGCAACAGGCACTACACCAAAGGTTTTATTATTACCAAGATTGTCGATAGGCTTTTCATTAACAGACTGGAATATATAACTTACATTAGGACCCTCTCCGCCTCTTGTTGTTCCATCCTGGTGAAATGCAAAGTTTGTTCCCTGGCTATCAAATGTAATATCATTGCTTTTACATATAGCATCTATGTCAAAAGGAAGATCATCTATTGAATCAACAGAATCTATATTTACTCCTGATGAATTGTATTTCAACCACGTGTTTCCATAAGTAAGACTATTCATCCAGTAACCACCATCTGTTTCATATAGATAACAGGAACGAGTACTTGCATATCTATATGCTCTGGCATCATAATCAAAATCAAACTCGTTCTGTTTTATTCCGGTAGCAAAAAGAATATTGAACTTGGCAGCAATAGATTTACATCTGAATGGATTGTTTATCATCACAAACTCAGAATACAGGTATTCTCCTGAATTATAAAGTCCATCATCAGTGATATATACTGTTGAATCTACCGGTTTAACTTCTACTATATAAACCTTTGGTACCTCATTAAGAGCTGAGTAATGAACTGCTATAACCTCTATCCTGTCATAATCAGTATCTATATTTTCTATCTTTATTACTATTCCTTTGCCTGAAGATTGATTAGCTCCTGAAGCATTAAGACGATCTGCACCTTTAAATGAAATAGTATTCTGCAGGGACATAGAACTTGTTGTCAGCGGTATCATCCTACATAATGGAGAGAAGTTGCTGGCCGGACCATTAAGTTTATAAAGACGATATCCATATTGAACCATACCAACAGGGATACTTCCACTTACCATTTGCATGAATTCCGGGGTAGAAAGATCCATCTTCTGTACTATATTGAACTCATCAGGATCAAGATATGAGTTGCTTCCTGATTTTATCAATCCGTCATCTGTAAGATAAGTTGCTACATTGGCATAACGAAGATCATTGTAATTATCACTCCAGTAGATCTTGACTATATCCTCATTCTCATAAAATGAAAGAGCATCTTCAATAGGATTCTGCATTGAGAAGTTAAGGATCCCGGAATAAAGAAGCCTGATATCAGCCATCACTATCTGATCATCCGCAAAATCAGTTTCCCATATCTTTCCATTAGAAGCAGTAGGAGAAGGAGTATCATCATCAGTAGTAAAGAGTATCATCTTGTCTCTTACTCTAACACTACCTATTATCCTGTGATTTGTAGCTCCTATTGAATCAAAGTCCCCATCTAACGGATAATTACCCTTTATGATTGTAAGTCCTCCATTACGAGCAGGATCATTGCCAGTGATACGAAAGTTACGACAGTCATACATGCTTTCATTATCAACCTTGTTAAAAGCTGTATCCCTGTCAAGCTTCTTATATGTATTCTTAAATACAGGCATCGTTATGGAGTACTTGGCAGATCANGATAAGTAACATTAGGTTTTGTATACCCAGAATAATCTTCTGTTATTTCATCAATATTCTCGGGATCGCTTGTCATTATTGTAGGGAGTACCTGGGTAAAGTATTTTGTCCACATACGTCTTCTTTCCGGACCTATTATTCTTAAAGAATTCTGTGCACTGCCTACATACCATAACCATTCCTTTTCGCTATGAGAGTATACCTTATCACTTATCTTATCTTTTCTCCAGAGTTTATGATCGATACGATAAGTAACGAATGCCCTTACTGCTTCGATGACTCTTTCGTTATCCGGGACCATAGGAAAACCATGATCATCAATCATGAATGCCTTATATGCAAGTTCAAGAGTAGCTGTCTCTTCGCTGATATCAATATACTGATCCTTTACTACATAAGTAGGGGATCCGTAATCCTTATTTACATTGCCACTATACGTGTATATCTGTTTTGAGGTTGAGTCTCTGACACCATTCACAAGTATTTCTACAAAGTCAATAGGAA